GTGCTGCTGTATGGGAACAATTAAGAGATAGAAATGTCAAATATCAAAAAGGTGGTGACTTAACCTTGGCTGAAGAAGAAGAAGAAGAAAATAAGATAGAACAAATAGAAAAAGAAAAAATGTCTTCAAATTACAATATAGGTATGGCAGAAGTAGCTTTAGTTAAACCAGGTGCATCAGAATCACAAGAAGAATTCATATCTCGTTGTATGGGTGATGAAAAAATGAACTCTGAATTTCCTGAACAAGAACAAAGAGCTGCCGTATGCTACGCTTATTGGGATGAGAAACAAGAAAAAATAAACATAAATATGGTAAGTGCTAACTTAAAAGACGGTAGAACTCTAAACACTGACGCTGAATCAATGGCGGTAGGTGTTGAAGTTTACTTTATGGAGAACGACCAGAAACAAGCTGTAGACTCAGGAGAGTATGAGCTTGAAGATGGAACCATCATCACTGTTGAAGATTCTAAAATCAAAGAAATCAAGGACGTAGAACTTGGTGGCGATTACAAGAAAGAAGATGAAGAAATGATGAGAGATGGTAAAAAAGAAGAGAAAATGGAAATTGATCCTATGTTAATGGAACAATTCGATGCTCTCAAAGGAATGCTTGAAAACTTAAACCTTAAAATCGACGCTTTAATGGGTGAAGAAGAAATGGGTAAAGTAAAGCAGTCTGTAGATGCTTTAGAAGTTAAATTTGAAAAAGTAATCGCAGAAAAAGAGTTGAAGTCTGTTGAAACTGTAGACTCTTTGAAAAAAGTTGCTCAAAGTGAAGTTGGTAAAAAAAGAGCTGACTACGATTTGATCAAAAAATACAACACAAAATTTTAATTCGTTAAAATAAAAAAAATAAAATTATAAAAAATGGCAAGTTCATTTGTAAACAATTCAACCTTTGAAGGTAAAAGTGCCTTTGAATTTTATGCAGCTCTTATCGATGCTGAATTCAGTTCAAGAAGCGACTGGAAAAACCTTTCTTCAGTGAAGAATGACGTTTTAGTACCTCAATTATCACTAGCAGGTATCACCAAGACTGGTGAATTCTGTGATTTCGGAGCAACTGGCTCTGTAACACTTTCAAGAAAAGAAGTTACTGTATGTCCTTTCTATGTAAATCTTGAGATTTGCAAAAAAGACATCGAAGCTACTTTCTTATCAGAAAGAATGAACGCTGGTCAATTAAATGGCGAGTGGGCACCTTCTGAAATGACTGATTTCTTAATCAACTACGTAAAAGAACAAGTAAGATACGATCTTGAGTATCAAACTTGGCAGGGTTCTACTGCTTCTTGCGAAGGTGGTTTAGTAAACCAAGCTAAAGACGACGGTACTGTAATCGATGTAGGAGCAACTGCTTCAGCACTTTCAGTATCTAACGTATTAGGTGAAGTTGCAAGAGTATTGGCTGCTGTTCCTGCAGTAGTTCGTGAAAAAGATGATTTCGTACTTTACGTATCACGTGAGATTGAATTCTTATTCCGTCAAGCAATCGGTGCTTTAACTATTCCTTACTTCAAAGCTGGTGAAAAGCCTGAGTTGGCGTACAATGGTTACACATTGAAAGCAACACCAGGTCTTTCTGGTAAGCAGATGTTCGCTACCACATTGTCTAACTTGTGGAACGTGAATGACTTAGGTTCAGACGAACAGCGTTTGATCATCGTAGATATGACTCAAACTACTGCTGAACCAAAAGCAAGATTAGCGATGCAGTTCAAATACGCTCCTGCATACGGTATCGGTGCTGAAGTAGTTCTTTATTCATAATCAAAAACACAATCTTAATGGCTGGTCTCGAAAGAGGCCGGCCTATAGATAAAAAAAATTAAAAATTAAACATGGCATATTGTGATCCTTTAGATACTGGTTTGAGTCCTTTTTGTGGCCCAAATCTTGGAGGTGTAGTCGAAGCCTGGATAGCTGATTATGATAAAGTAGGTTCTGTAACCGTATCTACTCAAAGTGTAGTAACTGCTATCTCAATGACTCAATCAGGTATCTTCTACCAGTTTGAATTCAGAGAAGATACTTCTTCGTTTGCTCAAACAAACACACCTACTTTGTCAGCTGACATCGTAGAACAGGTAGGTACTTTAGTTTTCCAACAACTTTCAACTGTAAAGCGTAATGCTTTCAACTTATTGAGAGGTAAAAAACTTGTTGTAGTCTATAAAGATGCTAACGGTCAATACTGGTTATCTGGTAAAAACCTTGGTGTCAGATTGACAAACCTCGAACAGAACAGCGGTGCTGATAGAGGCGATGACAACATCTGGACCGTAACTCTTACGGCTAGAGAAACTGAATTCGCTTATGAAGTTCAGTCAGGTGTAATTATAGCACCAAACTTTCCTTAAACCGCGGCATATTTTGTATAGTGAGATAAAGCCAGCTCTTATGAGTTGGCTTTTCTCTTTTTATACTGAAGCAATACTCGTTTAATTTACAATATAAGTATGATAACTATAAATCAAGGTTTAACCAATTCAGTAGTTCTTAGATTCAACGATAATGTAACGGTTCAGAACCCGATTTATTTGTTTGAATTACAAAGTGTACAAAGTTTAGAGAAGTTTTACTTTACTGCTCAAGATTTTAGTACAAATACTCGCTTTAATCAATTCTATATTTATGAAATCTCAGGTGTAACGGCTTCTTTAGCTCTTACAGCTTCGATACCTCAAATACTCTTAGAATATGGCGGCTTTTACAATTATAAAGTCTATCAGAAAACTGATTACGGACTGACGGCATCAACAAACGATGTCATCTTAGACTATGGTAAAGCAGTCTTTTATAATGGTGAGTACCAAAACTTTTTTTTTTAATGTAGATGAAGACTATGTTTTTGAAGATTATGTCGCCGATTCGTATGTTTTACTTGGTAATAAAAATTATGTCTTTGATGATTTTGATGTTGCTGGTTCCTCTTTTGATTTTGATGAGTTACCTCTTAACAAAATCTTCGATGTATATACTCAAGTTCAAAGATTTGATTATGACTCAAATTATGAAAATGAAGTCTTCGATCCAGAATTCAACGACCAAGCTTTGATTGCTGAAACTGGTGAATACTTGATTACAGAAGATAATATACAAATATTATATTAAAAATGGCTAAAAAGAAAATATCACAACTAAATCCTATCTCAGCTACCGCAGTAAATGGTACTGGCGAGTTTGCTATAGCTCAAGGTGATCAAACTTGGCGTATAAATGTTGATGAATCTAAGAAAGTTTTCGGAAATTACATCAATAATTATGCTGATAATCGAGTTTTGACCTCAGATTCTATCGGTAACTTTCAAGCTGAGAGTAATTTAACATTTAATGGTCAAATTTTAGGACTTAGTGGCTCGATTTTATTCTCAACAGCTTCAACACCTGCACTTACTAAAGGTGGTTTAGGTTGGAATGTTGATTATCAAACTTTACAACTCGATGTCGATGGCTTCAATATACTTGTTGGTCAAGAAGAAGTTGTTTATGTAAGAAACACAGAAGCAACAACGCTTCAAAAAGGTGAGGTTGTTTATATTTCAGGAGCTTCAGGTGATAGACCATCAGTAAAACGTGCTTCAAACTTGTCAGACGCGACTTCTGCGAGAACTTTAGGCGTCGTGACTACAAACATATCAGCAGGACAAAATGGATTCGTTACAAGCCACGGATACATCTCAGGATTAAACTTGGGCTCACCATTTCAAGAAGGTGATACACTTTATTTAGGTGCAACGGCTGGAACTTTTACACGAGTAAAACAAACTGCACCGAACCACCTTGTTTATGTGGGATTTGTTGTCAGAGCAAATGCAGGAAATGGTATTGCTTATATCAAAGTACAAAATGGTTACGAGTTAGATGAGATTCACGACGTAAAAGCATACGACAAGAATACCCTTGCAAATGATTCAATTTTGAAATGGGATTCAACACAAAAATTGTGGATTACAGGCACTGTATCTTTTTCAGGTGGCTCGTCAGGAACATCAGGCTCTTCAGGTATCAGCGGCTCATCTGGTACATCAGGAGTCTCAGGTAGCTCGGGAACTTCAGGTTTGAACGGTACTTCAGGTAGCTCAGGTACTTCAGGAATGAATGGCTCATCGGGTACCTCAGGCTCTTCTGGTGATTCAGGTAGTTCTGGCACGTCAGGCTCATCAGGAACTTCAGGCTCAAGTGGTTTAACAGGCTCGTCTGGCACTTCTGGAATTGATGGCTCGTCAGGAACTTCTGGTATAAACGGTTCTTCAGGAACCTCTGGTATAAACGGTTCTTCAGGAACTTCAGGTTTAGACGGCACGTCAGGTTCATCAGGAACGTCAGGCTTTGGCTCTTCTGGAACTTCAGGCTCATCAGGAACATCTGGTCAAGATGGCTCGTCAGGAACGTCAGGTGCGGCTCAAAACCTATCACAGACACTTGCGATTGGTAATCAAGCTTCACCATATTCAATTATATTGGCTACAGGCTCAGCTGCACAACCTTCACTATCTTTTACAGGTTCTTTAGGTGGTTCAACAGGATTTTTTACAAATCTTGCAGGTGATGACATCAGAGCGAGTGCAATGGGTCAATTAAAATGGGTTATTGGAACAGATTTTATGGTCGTCAGAACTCCAATCAGAGCGACCGCAGGAAACGTAAGTTCACCTGGTTATCAATATGAGTCAGCAACACAGAGTGGTATGTGGGTTCAACCCGGCGAATTGTGTTTCAGTGTCGATGGAGTTGAAAGATTTTTCGGAACAACGGCTGGCTTCAGTGTTTTGGCAAAACCAGCAGATAACGCAATCAATTTTAGAGATGAATCAACAAACGCAATTTTATCAGCAATCCAAAATGGAGCAACTGAAACTCGTTTTAATGTTTATGGGTTAACAGGATTTAGTGGCGTCAAACAAGTTTGGGAGATTGATAGATCGACTGGCACAATGAGTATAAATTATGGATTGGACTTAAATAGTCAAAAGATTACAAGCGTTGCGACTGGTTCAAATCCATTGGATGCAGTCAACTATGGTCAAGTACAATCAATGATTTTGACAGGTTCTTCTGGAACTTCAGGCTCATCAGGAACCTCAGGAATTGCTGGTTCTTCAGGAACTTCAGGCTCATCGGGTGAATCAGGATCATCTGGAACGTCTGGAACGTCAGGTTCAAGTGGCACTTCTGGACTTGCGGGTTCTTCTGGAACATCAGGTGTTGCTGGCTCAGCTGGAACAAGTGGCTCTTCAGGAACTTCAGCAGCCGCCGCAATATTCATTCAAAAAAATACTGCTGATCAAACAATAACTACTGGAACAAGACAAGCCATCAATGGTATGACTTTCTCACTCGCCTCAGGTCTTTATGAGTTTTATTTCTCTTGGTCTTATGGTGATACAGACAGTATGATTGTCGGTTTGACTTATTCAGGTACCGTCACTGATTCAAACTTCTATGGTAAATGGTGGGATGGCTCAACTACTGTAACAACTTCGTTAATGCGTAATGCTGATGAAACTCAAACTATGACAAGTCCAAATGCAACTGAATTTTATAGAGAACTTATTGGTTTTATAGAATTTAGTTCTAATAATAACGTTTTTGGTTTAGCATTCGCTACATCAGCAAACACAATTACACTAAAAAAGAAGTTTGGAAGACTACTAAAACAATAATAAAATATGAGTACATATAGTTTAACTTTAAGAAATGTAAAAGGCTCAGCCTTAACTTATACAGAACTCGATGACAATTTCCTTTATTTAGAAAATATGGCGTCTTCTGCAGGAGTTTCAGGTTCAAGTGGAACAAGTGGTTCAAGTGGACAAAATGGTTCGTCAGGAACTTCAGGATTAAGTGGTGCAAGTGGAACTTCAGGTTCATCAGGAACTTCAGGTTCATCAGGACAGACAGGATCAAGCGGAACTTCTGGTTCTGGAAGCGGTGGCTTACAAACCTTCAATTATAGAACTTCAACTTCGCCAATTGGCACTGGTTTTATCACACATAATAATACCAATAATATGATTTCCACAACATTGACTTTTAACACGACTCATAACCAATTGTTTATGACAGGTTTCATATTGGAACAAACAATTACGATAGATGCAATTGGTATGTTTGGTGGTGGTGGAAACAATTTCACGGCTTCGGTAGCTGCTGCAATTTATGATGCAAGAACAGCAAGTATAAGTTTTGCATCTGCACAAGTTGCAAACAATTTGAGTAACTTGATGTATCACCCGAATAATTTGATTACCACAGCAACCTTTTCAGCAAATCCACCAACAAGTACAGAGTGGCTTGGTGCTGGTTTATGGTTTAAACCATTATCTACACCAGTTCAATTGCAAGCAAATACTCCATATTTTATTGGTTCATATGGTAGTGCTTCACAAATTGGTGCAGTTACATCTTGGGCTCAAGGTTGTTTAACACAAAGACCGAATCTTGGTTTTGCTTCACCAACAATACAAAATGGAGTAAACACACACTTTTTCAATGCACTCAGTGGATTTTACACTGGAACAACTTTTAGTACCGCATATCCTTTTACAATAGGAACAAATAGTTTTCCGAGTGTGATGCCTGAAGGTGCAGGTGGATTGACCATTGTTGGTGGTAACTCAAATAATATGAGATTTTTACCGATGAGGATTTTATCAATTCCATAATGAAGCAAAACTCAAAAACATTACAATATAAATATGACTACTATATTCTTACAAGAGTGGGCCAATAGCTTAGGAGTTTATGAAACTAAAAACGGTTCTTGGATTCAAGCTATCGCTGAAGATTATGGTGCAACACAGCCTGTGAATGGCTCTTGGATACAAGCAATTGCTAAAGCTTTAGGAATCACTGAGCCAGTAAATGGTTCTTGGATTCAAGCAATAGCCTTTTACTATAATAAAACTCAATTGGTAAATGGTAACTGGATTCAAGCCATCATTGGTGCGACACCTCCTTCAAATTGGATTTTAGCAACAGGTAACTGGGCTGATGCTGGTGAATGGGATGATGTAGCTTTATGGATTGACTAAAAAAGAAAAATATAAAAAAGAAAAATGAGCACATATTCTTTAATCAACAATGGAGATACAGGTTTAAGCGTGAGAACAACTTTGAACTCACTTTTAACTGATATAAATACAGGCGCAGTAGGCTCTGCAGGAACTTCAGGGGTTTCGGGTTCATCAGGAACTTCAGGGGTTTCGGGTTCGTCAGGAACTTCAGGAGCAAATGGTTCGTCAGGAACTTCAGGTCAAGCGGGTTCGAGTGGAACTTCAGGAACTTCAGCAACTTTGCCTTCTAAAACACCAATCACATTAACGAATGATGCTACAATTTCTTGGAACTATTCAAACAGTTATAATGCTGAGATAGGTTTAACAGGCAACTCAGATTTATCTATCACAAGTGCAACTGCTGGTGATTATGGAACTTTGAAGATCACTCATACAAACGCAAATACAAGAATGAATTTTGCGACTGCTTCAAATAAATTTGCTTCAGGCACATATTCATTTACAAGTGCTACTAATTCTGTTGATATTTATAGCTTCTACTACGATGGAACTAATTACAACTGGAACTACAATTTAGATTTCAAATAAATATGAATCATGCCATAATAAATTTTTACAGTCAAAATAAAGTCAAAACTTCGTCTGAATCTTTAATTCTTGACATATACTCATCAAATATAGTTGCTGCGTTTTCACTTAGGAAACTTAGCAGTAGTTATACTGGTGCGGCTATTCAGGTAAAAAGAACTTCGGATGATACTACACAAGACAT